ATGATCGTGGTGGTTTATCATACCGATGCCATACAACACCGTTAGCGTCTGTCATGCAAATACGGTTTCGTGTTACCATGTTATTGGTCTCGACTACCACATATGCCTTATCGCCGAAATTCCAGTTGTCAATATCAATCATCTTGCTGCTTTCATATAACGATCAAAGTTGTCCGTTAAATCTTTTTTACCCAAGCCCCTGACCATTTTGAGTTGGATCATGATACACTCGTCACAAATTGCCACGTCCAATGTCTCACCCGTACCCATGGGATCAAAAATGGTGGACCCATAATGACCATAGGTACGAAAATGCAGACCACCGCTGGGATGAACTTCAACTGTTTCACCGCGCGATTCATATTCAGCGTTGGGTAACTCTTTGGCACAGACAATACACGGTATCGTTTTGTCAAACATCGTCGTCTCCATTTTGTTCAGTAAACATATTTTATTTTGCCGTCCGCATACTCAACATCAAGCCCGCTATGTTCTGCATACAAGGCTTTCCACGCTGCCAGTTCTTTTTCCAATTCACTAACATCTGGTGACCACATTTTGGCGCAGCGTAAAACGTTGGGGCGGTCGGCATCCTCACAGGGCAGGGGAATGGCACATGATTTTGCCCCTTCTAATGTGGAGTTTTCGTGACCAAGATAGGTCCGGGGGATCGCTGCAATGCGATCAAACTCTTTCTGATTGACACGCAAGGTAACCTTTTTGAAACTGTGGTCTAACCAGTCATCATAATCTGGATCACGCTCGAATTGGATATGGGCTGCAAGAATGGTGTGGGCAACCAAGGTGGGCACCATGAAATCTGGTACAGTAGTCAACACTGCAATGTACATTTTTTTCATATTATCGTTCCTATCATGTAAGATTGTTTAAAGCGGCATTGATCCGCCCAATAGCCAGTTCGTCGGCATCATCAATTACAAATTGGCGGATGGTTCCTGCACGGCAAATGCCAGTAAGAAGCCGCGACAGTGCGCGTTCCTCTTTCGCAGTCATTTTCAGATTTATTTCACGTTCAGCCATTTGTCAGTCATGCCTGCCTTGCGGGCGCGTTCGACTTGTTGTGCTAGGAGATTGCGAAAGATTGCATCTTCCTGTTGTGCGCACGTTTTCATAGTGTGTTCCTTTGTGTGAGCTGTTTATAGATTTCGGGATAGTTTGATTTAGTCCACTCAACTGCGCCACGGCGAAATGCAGTCTCAACTGCGACTGTCAATTCGCTTTCAAGAGTATCTATCTTGTCGTGTGCGTCTGAAAGGTGTTCTAGTAATGACTGGCCACAGGCCTCTTGTTCGGTCATATTAGGTTCCTTTAACTGGTTTTATTTTTAAAATCGTAACACATATTCTAGTAGTTGTCAACCGTTATTGGAAAATGCGTGGAACATGGGCGGACGATCATCTATGTGATCTTGAACGATTGCCCAGTCATTATTTTCTTGTAGATTAAGCAATGTGTTATCAGCCTTCTCCTGATCAAAGCTAGAATAACCATCAGTGCCACCCCATACATTTCGACTGGTCGCAAACATCTCGGCACCAACATATATTTTATCAGAGTCCATCCCTGATAATATAATGCCGTTTGGAAGTTGATAATCAAGGTCGTCTGCCCATTTTAGGAGTTCAGATGTCGTCGCAATTTCCCATCCGTAGATGACATGAATACTTGTTCCCATAGTGTTTCCTTATTTTAGTTCAGATGTCGCGAGGGCTTTCAATACATTTACAACCATTTCAGCAACGATTGCTTGGGCGTTGGATCCGTGGCTGAAGGTGCCCTCGTCGCAAGCGTCCCATATTGCGTTTTCGATCAAGTCAACTTTGTTAGTGGACATTCTAGGATTCCTTTTTATATAGTTGTCCTTTGTTAATATATCAATAACAGCTCTTTAGCCAACTGTCAAGTAACATTCAATATAGTTGTTATCCATGTGACGGTAGGCTTGTTCACGTCTATCTTGCGTTGCCAAAATGCCATGTCGATTGTATCAGCTACGTCAGTCAACATTTCGCCGGGCAGCTCTTCCAACTGGCGTCTCGCTGGATCATATCCCAAGAATATCCAAGGAGATATTTTGCCCATCTTGATGTCATTTACCATGGTGTGTGGTTGTACTAAGTCCCAGTATTCTGACCAATGTGCGCCTGTTCTAGTTGCCCATGAATCGGCATGAATCACAAATCTTTCCAAAGCACGTTCAGCCGTTTCCCGCTTGCTCTCTTCGGATAGATAACTGTTGTACACTGAATCTTTGCACCATATATCCACTGGCTTCTGTGCCTTGATCAACCATTCCAAATACCTATCTGGAGATATTACTCTGGCTTCCATTACATAAAGACCAAATCGCACAAACGCGCCATAGTATTGGCTCTTCATGAATACAGCATATTCCTTGTGTCCGTTTGAACCCATGCTGATCTGATACCATTTGTTGAAATATTTTAGACCCAGCTTGACATGCTGTTCATCCTTCTGTAAGAAACGGCGCTTGTTTGGACACAGGTGTGCGACGATTGTTCGTTCAAGTTTGAAGGACTTATTACAATATTCGCACTTAAAGGTCATTTCATCATTTCTTTAATTTTCTTGGGGACAATCCCGTGAGCAGTCAATTCTTCTTTGATCTCTTCTTTACTGAGCTGACCGATCATAATGCCCAACTCTGTGTCATTCAAAAATGGATTCAACTCTTGATAGAACGCAAGGAGTTTGTTGCTAGCTGCCATGGAATCCCGCTTCTCCTTCATAGCTGGGATCCAATTGTGATACTGGGCAGTACCCACCCCTGCAAGCTGCATCAAACGCCATTGTAGTTCCGGATGCAGCCTGAGATCATTGAAGTTTACATTAACAGAATCGTTGACGATTGTCAAGTAGTGTTCATTTATCTCCGTGATGTTGCTGGCAGTGCTACTAGCATAACGCATCAATACCCACATACTGAGCTTCTTGTGTTCTTCTTCACTCAGGCTAGCATACCAATTGAAATTCCGTTTGTCAATCGCAGCCATTTCTTCTTTAATTGTTGGCATAAGGGGGTTCTTTCTGGTTTACGAATGTAATATATGATGCCAGTAATGCGTAAGGAAAGCGACATATACGAGTATGTTCCGTCTATTGTACACAACATACCTGGAAAGTCAATAGCTCTAAGCGTTATCCTTGTCATTGTCATTGTCATTGTCGTTGTCGTTGTATACTAGTGATTGGGGCATGTACATGACCTCGTCTGTCCAGAGAGTTGATATAGGGACCAACTCTGTTATTTCCAACTTGGGCTTGGTTACCATAATTCTGATATGTCCAGTACGTCTGGTATCTTAGCCGTCTCTTTGACAAAATACGCACACAGGCTGTTGGGGTCGTCACTCAATGGCACAGCCAGTATATGGCCCTGTTTGAGTTTGGGGAAATGCCATTTGACTTCACTGTAAATATTTACAATCTCAACTGTGGGGTAACTGGGCATATAGCTTTTGATAGGATTCAAAGCAAACGCAGTAAACCCTCGGTCGTTCAATGCAGTGATAGGAATAATTTCTGGTTCACCTACTTCACTGTCGCATATAACCAAACTCCAATCAATAGGCATCTTGAAGGTGTGTTCACCGATCTGCAATACCGCTGCTGGTGCGTTGAATATTTCCAAAAACACCAACGGCATAAAAAAGTAGTCTGGATTGTGTTTGTCGCTGTAATCCAGCACACAGTATCTGATGTCGTCAATTTCTTCAGGTACAAAATCTAAATTGTACGTGGTGTTGTCACTTGTTAGTATCTTCAATGAATACTCCTAACTTGGCTAATTGTGCAATTACGTGTTGTGCGCCTGCTTGTTCAGATACTGTCATTTTTTCTATCGCAATAGAATAAGTGACTGGTGATGAGTAAGGCGAAGTACGTGTGGGTTTCGGTGGGGGTGGGCGCTGGGTAATTTGAGATGGATAGTTATTCTGTCCACCTTTGATAATCGTGCCTCCGGTAATGTAGTTCATGTATCGCCTCCTGGCTGATTATTATGTTTTTGTGATCTCTTGGATGCTACAGCGACCATCTTCTTATAGGAATCTGGATCAGTTTTCCATGGTACCTTGTTGATTGTGAAATCATATTG